TCAATTTAATACCTAAAGCGGTACTCATATCTCTCTTTTGAGATAGTGTGAGTTTATTGTATCTTTCGTGTAATTTACTTGTTTTTTCACGCTTAGACTCTCTCACAGTAGCATCTGCTATTTCATCTTCAATAATCCACTCTGCGGCTGGGTGTTTAGATAGAGAAGTCTCTCCCACCACTGTCATTGAATCTGCCGACATGATTGCATAAATCAATTCTTCTGTCGGTTTATTTAGGTCAAGAGTTTGAATATCTCTTCCTAATTTAGCTCTACACTTACTATGTGTAAAGAAAGGGTCTTTTCTGTTAGAAGGATCTGCTGAAGTTATTTTTTGATTAGTATACTCATCATTTAATGCAAGTTTTTTTACTAATTCATTTATTTGCTCATCAGTGTATCTATCATTGATAGGACCTAGATTGTATCTGTAAGCATTCTCATCAAATTGAGGTCTAATGGTGTTAGCATTAGCCAAAAATGCATAGCTTTCAGAAGCTTGTCTATAAGCAGGGTCAATATTTACTTGCCAATGCTTATTCTTTTTAATGTTAGGGTAAATTTTTACCTTCTTGTTTAATAATGTACTCATTGTTTTGTTGTTTGTGTGGTTAAAAAAAAATAGTAGCAACGACTCAGACTCGAACTGGTTAAACTGGTTTATGAGACCAGAGAGATCCATACCTCCCTCCTGCTATAAAAAGGGTATGATTAGATGGCTCATACCCTAAAGCCTATTGAAGTTTTATTTTCCTCTTAATGCTGCTGGAATCAACTCACCGCATTTTGTAACATCTTTTACCAAGATACCTGCGTATTCCATTCTATGTACTGTCCAGAAGTCACCTGAGTGAGACATCAATCCTCCTTGGTTATTACCGTAAGGACTTGACAATCCACCTTCGTAACCGTAAGCTACATCTCTCTTAGATTTCAAGTAGGAAATGTTTTTACCAAAACCATCACCTAATCCGTAGTTAACGAATGTAAATCTTGAAGACTCTGCTGGATAACCATTCTCATCTAGGATAGTGTTGAAAGTTACATCATCATAAGCTTTCATGTGCATAACTGTCAATGAACCACCAAATTTCAATTTGTATTGAGTATATGGAGTTTCAGTGTAAGACAATCCTGTTGGTCCACCTGGTACCAATGAAGCACCATCTGTTTTGATGAAATAATCTTTCATATCTTTGAAGAAACCTTGAGTTATTTGGTTGATAGCCTCATCAAATAATCTTAGTCCTATTTCACCTGTCCACATTACAACATTTCTTTGATCGTAAGCAACTCTACCGAAGAATATATCTTGTAGGAAGTCTTTGATAAGACCAATAGAGAAAGTGTTATAGAATTCTCTATATCCATCTTCCAAAATCTCTTGAAGACCTGGACCTTGGTTTACAAAGTATCCTGTAGACTCGTCAATAACTGTAGAAGTACTTCTTTGATACATCAAGTGAAGTTCTTTTTCCATTTCAAATTCTTTGTTGAATTTAACCTCAGCAACGGAAGTGATATACATGTTACCTGTATTTTTCTTGCTCAATGCGTTAGCAATTCTTGTTTGGAAAGCTTGTTGGCTCTCACCTGCTTTTCTTCCTGCTAAGATTAACAAATCTGCCTCAGACAAGTTACCGTTCAATTTTCTTTGAGCAGCATCTCCTGTCATTGCATATTGTTTTCTAAATCTTGTCAATCCAGAACGGAATTTAATTTTACCGATAGCATCAACACTCATTGAACCACCTTTTACAGATGCCTCAGAATAAGTGGAGTGCATTTTCATCACTCTTGTTCCTGGAGTGAACAAACTATTGTCAACAAACAAGCTTGGGCTGTCAGTCATCAATTTAACTGTGTAAACTGTAAAAGAACCTTCTTTAACTGGAGCTTTACTTACACGCATGTTGAATTTTTTGCTGTCAGTGAATACTAGTGTATCACCTTCTACAAATGTTCCAATGTCAAGTTTAATTTTAAACTCTCTTTGAGCAATACCTTTTGTAAGGTTTCCTGCTTCAACGTCTTCAACGATAAGAGCTGGTCTGTATCCTGAAACCATGAATTCCCATTCTACTTTATCACCTTCAACAGTGATAGTGTCAGAACCTTGTGCAAGTTCCAATAGTGGTGCAGTACCGTCAAACAATGTTTTCATAGAGGCTAATTGACCCATACCACCTAATGCGTCTACGTCTGTTTTAATCAAACCTGCAGCATATAGATTGTTTAAGTTGGTATAGTTCATACCCCAGTTACGATCGCCTGTAATCGTAGGGGCCTTTATAATACCGAATTTACTTTGTGATAATTTCATGTTAATTTAATTTAATTTTTTATATTTAATTTATGAATTCTAATTTAATTGTATTTGGCTTTGTTTTTCCAGAAGCTCTTCTTAAACTTTCTGCCAACTTACTTTTTTCTTTACTTGCCACTTCAACTTTATCTGACTTATCTGACAATCCTTCAAATATTTTGTAAGCTAATGCTACCATTTTTTCAGGATCTGAAAGATACTCATTTAATTTTTGTTTGAAGCCTGTAGCTCTTCCTACAACTTCTCCCCTATCGTTTCTTATCTCTTGAGGTGAAAAAATAAAATCTTCAAAATTACTTTTTTGGTTTTTAGCAATAACTACATTATTACTTTTGCCGCTTTGAATAGTTTCTCTTATTTTATTTACACTCTTAATATACTCTTCTCTTTGTATACGAGCATATTCTTGTTGAGATTTTATAAGATCTTCTTCTTGTTTTTCTCTGAAAACTTTTAAATCAGCTTGAATTTTACTGGCTTGATTAAATAGCTTTCCTTTTTCTTTATACCCCTCCAATAACGATTCTGCCTCTTCTTCTTCTAAATTTTTAACCGAAGTTAAATATGTTTTTACAAGAGCTGTAGCATTATCTTCATCTTCAATGTCTACATCCACCCAATTTGTTTCTGCGTGTAAATTGACATAATCATCAATATTTCCCCCATTCTTTAAAAAATTAAGAACACCATCTACTCTAGGGTCATTTATTTTATAAGAACTCTTTACTAAATTTAAAGCCCTTTCATCTAAAGTGGCTTCATAAGCTTCAAATAAAGCTTCTTCTGATCCATCCCAATCTTCTGGAAGATTTAAAAGGTTTTTTTCCTGTAATTCTGAAGCAAATATTTTTAAAGGATCTACTTCTGAATTTTCTTCCTCATTTTCTGAAGACTCTTCTTCTTCTTCTTCTTTTTGAGAAGAGGAGCTTTCTTTCTTCTTATTTAATATTGCTTCCTTTTCTTCGTCATTGAGGTCAAGGTCATCAATATTGTCTTCATCTACTAAATCAGCATTAACTAAAGAAGAATCATTATCATCTTCTTCTTCCTCCTCTGTTTGTTCCGTTTCGTTTATAGATTCTATTTTATCTGATAAATTGTTATCATTTAAAAGATCTTCATTGAATTCTATAATTTCAAAATCTAAATTGTTCTCTTGCATGTTTGTTTGTTTATGTGTGTGTGAAATAATTGTTTTGTACTGCAAAATTGAAAAAAAATTATTTTTTTATAAATTATTTTTTTCTTAGAATAAAAAAATTCATTAATGAGCCCAGTGTTTATAAGGGTTTACTCCTTTTTACCCTTTTTTTTCATTAGTTGAATTTCAGTTTCAATTTTTTTATTCTGAAGTTGTATCTGTGCTATCTTGGCATCATTGAGCTCTACGTTTGACTCATTTTCATTTTTTTCCATCTGCAATTGAATCAAGTCGTTTGTTCCATCTTGGTCAATATCGTTTGCTCTTTCTAATCTCTGAGCATTCAACTCCGCAGCCTTTAATGTTACAGCGTTTCTATCATCAGCTATTTGTTTCTGCATTTTCATTTCTTCTTGTTTAGCTTGAATCTGTATTTGTTGCATTTGCATTTGTTGCTCTTGTTGAGATTTTTGCATTTGCTCTTCTTTAGCTTCTTTTTGCTCTTGAATTCTATTAATGATGTTTTTAACTTCTGTAGCATTCTCTGTAGTGAGAATTTCTGTAGCCACTCTTAAATCTCCTCCACTATTTTGGATAATAGGTTGAATTAAGTTTTTCAATTGACTAATAATCTCTGTATCTCTTAATGTATTAGTAATAAATACTTTATAGTTATAATTTGCGAAATCTGCCACCTCTGTATTCAATGTAGCTATACTTAAATCTGAAAGAATATAAGAAGCCTTTAATGGGTTTTCCTTATAGATTACTTTGCATATTTCAATATAGTTCTCAACGGTTCTTTCTTTTACATAATTATGCATGTAGAACCATTTCTCCGTTTGATTAGAGGATTGTATAATACTTTGTTGGTTATTGCCTATAGACTCATAAGGAGATTGCTGTCCTAGTCTACCAGGGTTATAGCTCATAGACTGTGCCATTTTTTTCTCAATATATTCTAATAGTTGTATTTTTTGATTTATTTCTTGTGCGTGAGATAGGTTGATAGATTTCCAATAATTAGGATCTACCCCCATATTTCTTAAATCTCCTTCTTTAGAAGCACTAATTAAAGCCACCTTGAATTTCTTAATATAAGTCATCCACTGTGTAGGAGTCATTTCCTTTGGAATTTGTTCTTGCAATCCTAGCAATACATTACCTATATCTGTCTTCATCAATTCAATAATTTGATTGATAACTACATTGTACAAGAACTGCCAAGGTTTTCCTAAGTCAGCAATTGCTATAGGGGCGGAGTTTCTTGCCGAATAAACAGAGCCTGTATAAGGACCTCTAATTTGAAAAGGGTTGTCAACGTCTCTATATTGATTAGGAATAGGTTCAACTTTTATATAAATCTTTGGATTGGTGAATATTTTATATCCATGCCAGAATTCAGGTATCCATAGAATTTCTTGCTTAACGTCTGTTTCTTTGTTAAAAACATAAGTTTCATCAGCAATAGTTTTTTCTAGGGTGCCATTTTCATTTAACCTAAAGATATATTTAATTTTTTTCAAAGACTTCCAAACAACATGCGTTACTCTAAGTCTTCTAATTTTAAAATTATCACTGTAATTATCTTCCCAAGGGTCTACCCAGCTAGGAGTAGCTTCGGAATCTGTAGGATTCATAATAGCATTAGGAATAATTTCCCACACCTTAGAATCTGAAGGAGAGTTTAATGTAGACTCATATTTGTCAAAAACTTCTCTCTCTTCTTCGGTAATTATATTACCAAATTTTTGATATATCTCGTAAATAGATAGATACTCGTCATAAGTACACCAGTCTGCTTCATCCAAGAAGTCAACATCTTTTGACTTAGCATAGTTGAAATACAAAGGATTACAAGCTCTGATAGTAGGTCTACCATTTAACTCTCCTGTCCAATATACTTCTTCTCCTGTTATAATTACATCTTTCCAGCCTTTATCAAAAACTAATTTAATTCTATCTGTACGGATATGATATTGTAGCAACTCATCGGTAAGCTTTTCTTCAGGCAGTTTAAATCCTTTAGCCATGTAAGTTTCTACCTCCACTGGAGTCATTTTATTAATGGTTTCCTCAAGCTGTGCATCTAGATTAGCAGTAATTTCTTGTAGCTTTTCTAAATACTGAGGGTCCATTGAAGGGTCCATCTGGGCTTTTATTTCTTCTAGTCTTTTTTGATTAACTGCCTTTGCTTTTAAAAGCAATTCTTGTCTTACAATCTTAGAAGTATTCTCAATTAAAAGTTCTCTACGCTTTCTTTGTCTAATTGACTCACTTGTAGAGTTTGTACTAACCACTCTAATATTGAAAGGTCTTTTTATCTCCTCTCCTTCTAGATCGTGTAATACGTTTTGTAATATAGGGAAATGTATAAAATCACTTTGGTTAATCTCAATTTCTGGAATATCCATTCCTAATTCATTCTCAATTATATTCCCTGTATTTATATAACTGGTAAAATCCATTCTACCGTTATATAGTTCATAATTGATTTTAAACTTTTCTTTTCTCTCGTTATAATAGTTGTATTGATTGCATAGGTAATCCATTCTCTGCCTTGCCCAGGCATAGTTATCAGCTATTTTTTTCTTATAACTTAGCCTATCACTTCCAGGCATGTTTAAGAATTGTGCGGTTAAACTATCGTTTATTACCATTTTTAGTTTATTTAAAAAAACAAAATTAATTAAAAATTATTTTTTTATAAAATTTATTTTAATATTTCAGTAAATTAGTGTTTTTTAACTGGTTATTATATAAGTCTTTATAAAAATCATTTGAAGTTTTTTTCACAATGTCCTCAGACTCTTTTATAACCATTTCTTTATCTTGCTCTAGCCAAAGCATTAATAACAGGAAAGCAGACACACGGTCAAAGTTTCCCTTATCGTTGAATTGTACAAGTTCTTCTAATAGCAAATCATCTTTAATAGTGTTTAAGTTTCTCACCACTATTTCTCTCTTAGTCCCATCCTCTAGCTCTTCTGCATATTTTTTCTTCTCCTCCAACAACCATTGTTGTGCCAATCTTAAAGCATATTGCTTCAAAGGGTTTGTCATTGGAATTCCCACATCATACTTTAATGTGGGGTCTTTTATAGCTTTCTCAATTATTTGTTTTGGGGTGGGGGCAAGTATATGGTAGTTTCCTGTACGCATACAATAATTCTTAAAGTCAATAATGTTATTCTCAAACATCACTTGAGCATTAAAGTATTTAGCAGCCAATACACAATTTAAATGTATTTCTTCAGGCATATCATATCTTCCTACCCACCAAGCCACAATTTCATTACCGTTATTGTCTAAGGTATTATTAGACTTGTAAACGTAAATTGCTGCTAATGAGGTACCTCCGCCTTCATCTCTAATAGGGTCATATACAATTTTAAATAAATTAGGGGGTATAATTCCCACTGGAGGGTGCTCATAAAATTCCCAAGCACTTTTTAAATCTGACTTAGAATCATGTGGAAATCTATCTATAGGTCTTAAATCAAAGTTAGGTTTAAATTTAACACCTGTAATAAAATCAGGGTCTTCAACAAGGTTTCCCAATGTTCTTAAATGTTTTTTAAACTGGTATCTATCATTGGAAGCTTGTTGTTCTCTTAGCATAACGATAGGGAATTTATTACCTGTTTTTGAGAGAAACATTTCAGAAGGCTTAATTGGCCTAGACATAATATACTCATCGTAAGCAGAAGTATTATTAGCTTGCTTCTTTTCTTCACGTCTTTCCATCTCAAATTTAAGAGAGGTGTCTACATCCGTATTACCATTTTCATCTTTATATGCTAAATTGGTGTAAATAGCTGGAAGAAAGAAGCCTATAGTTCCTCTTCCTTCATAAATATCTTTAAATCCTAAAAAATCATAAGCTTCAGGGTCTCTGAATATAATCTCAGACTCAATAACTTTATCCATATCCCCACCTGTTCCTAAATATAAGGAAGATCCAAACTTACCTGCCCCCATATCTTGCGTAGACTCATTCGCTCCATGTACGGTGAGAATCTTATCTTCCAATCCCACCTCTTCTACCACTAGGACATTGTAACGGCCCCCAACGGCTGCTTGCTTATTGTCTTTATACGTTTCATGTATCAACAAGGACCCTGTACCTTCTTTTACTAGAGAATTTCCTATCTTTTTCTCATACTCAAACCTATAAGGATTTTTAGAGTTACCTACCTTCAATGTTCCTGAAAAAGTCCTACTAAAAGGAGAAGGAAAATAATCTCTGTCAAAATACTCCCCAGGAAGATTCTTTAAAGAGTTTGAGAATTTATCTAAAAGCTGAGAAGATTTTCCTGAACTAGCTGACCCACAAAATATTTCCACTTTATTCCTACCTGATAGATAATCTTCCACGGTCTTTGCCCCATCTGATAACCACTCATGTTCCATTAACGCTGATGCCATAAAGCTTTTTCCTCCAGACCTAGATCCTAACACAAAGAGGTTCAATGCGTTATTCTCATATAAAGGATTACCAAGAGGGTTTTCATGGGTACCATTAAGATATTCTAAAGGGTCTACATAAGTCTTTAAGGTGCCATCTTTCTTATAACAATTATCAGTGAGGTTATTTAAAAATTTAAGAGGAATATCAGGAAGACTATTGTTTAACAATTTATCTTGCTTTAACTTTGCAGTCCAATTAGAGGTGTATTCATCATCCTCATCAAACCCGCTAAAGCCTCTACAAATAAACCAACAATTTAAAATTGTCCAGTTTATATCCAATAGGCTAGGTCTAGATTTAATACGTTGCTTACCATCTTGGATAGTGATGGTGTGATAGTTGGCAAAGTAGTTTAATTGAGGGTTCATGTACCTCCAACGCAGTCCTTCAGGAGTTTGTTCCTCTCTCCACATCCCTAAAATAAATTCCTCAAGTTCTTTAGTCCAATATTCAGAATAAGCTGTACTATGAGGGTGTAAAACAGGATGGTTTTTAATAAAAGGAGTATTGTCATATATTTTTGGAAAAATATAAGAAGTATCTATAATCATTGTTTTGGCGGACCAGGTTTTATGTCTAAACTATTTTTTTTGTCACCAGATAGATTAGTAAAATTTTTAAAAAAATTATTCATTATAAAATCTGTATTTATAGGAATAATTTTAATTTCTATAGAGGGAGTTATAATGTGCTCAAAATCATCAAAATTTTTTAGAGTTTCTCTAATAATTTTTTTTGTTTCTTTTGCGTTATCAACACCTTCTACTTCAATTACTTTATCTTCCGTATCAATTAATATTATCATCTGTTGTTTGAGGGTCTTGCTTGGTTTTTTCTTCCATTTCTTTCTGCCAAGCAGCTTGTTGGGCTTTATTATACGTTTTCATAATACTTGAATACCAAAAATATCTCCCTTCTTTTAAAGAAAATCTTTCTCCTGGTTTTGGCTGATTATAAATATTTGGTTTATTTACTGGGTACATACTTTTTAGTTTTATAAATTATTGTTTTGTGTGTGTTATTTATTTTTTGCTTGCTTTGCTTACTAATTTCTCAGTGAAAGATTCTTCTCTTCCACCTCTAGCCCTAGTTTCAATGTTCTCATCTTGATATTCCTTGTAAACCTTTCCAAAAGATTCCCAGATAAGCTTAGAGTCTTTCATCATCTTATCAAGGGCTTCAAAGGTATCTAAGCTATAAGAAAGAGTTTCTAGGAACTTATTCCTCTCCTCTATCTTATCCTGCCATACCTTCAACTCTCTTTGTATCTTTGTCAGCACTACCTTTGGGTAGGCATCTATCAAGTGTTCATAATGGTCAAAATCAAAAGAATCTTCTTTTAAAAAGTATTTTTTAATGTCTTCTGCTCTCTCGTCTTTTCTAAGTCTAATCTTTGGAGACTTTATGTCACAAAAAAGATATATGGCCCACATTACTTCTGAAGTGTAGTCCTTGTTCTCTGAAGAATTATAAAAATTATCAAAAGGTTCTGTAAATTTAAATTCAGGATTCACTTCCCAAAATAAATTTCTATTAACCTCATAATCAAAATTCTGCATTAAATAATAATCCATCGTCTGTGTTTTTATTATTAAATAAATAGAGATTCTTTGTGTTTACCTTTTCTCCTGTTTCCTTATCTGTAAACTCTTTTACAATAATTTCCTCAGTTTCGTAATAGTTTCTCTTTATCTCCTCCCCCTCTCTTATTCTCCTAGTGGCTATTAAAGAGTGTCCTTCTACTCTTACGTTGGGGTCAAAGGAATGCTTAATGTATTTTACAATAGGGTCTAGCACATGGTAATTTACATCTAATTGTATTGTGTGTTGAGTAGGTGTTTTTAATTCTTCGCAACATATAAATAGAACAGTTTCGCCAGTAAAGAAATCCCTTGTAGAATGGACTTGTTTTAGTCTTTTACTTTTTCTAATTTCAAAATGATTATTATGGTTACTCATGTATTATTCTATCTTTAAAAATCTCTA